CAATAGATTTTAATACTTTTGAACTTTCATTCATTTGATATTCTCCAAATACCTCATCTAATACTTCATCTATTATTGGATTGAAGTCGGGCATATTATTTTCTTTTTTCAAACGACTTTTTTCAGCTCGTCCTCTATTTTTTGATTCTTTTTCAAATCCCACAATTTTTCCTCCCTTATGAGAAGCATCTTTACCATCACCATTTCCATAAGTTCCTTTATCTCTATTATACTTATTTAATTCTGCTCTATACTTTTTAGACTTAGTAGATGATTGAAATTTCTTATACTCATCTTTGTAGTCTCTTTCAGCTTCATTTACAGATTCGTTTTTCTTTTTTGATAAAGCTTTTTTCACATCTTTAATATCTTGTTGAATAAATTTTATGTGATTTGTCATTTTCTTTGACTTAGCAACAGCTAACATATTATTTAAATTTATAATATATTGAGCTAATTCGTTTTTAGTTGCACTTTTATATGCCCCTTCTTTTATTTTTTTAGTAGGTAAGTCATCGTGTTTTGTTTTAGCATACTTTTTAACACTACTCTTTTTCATCTTTTTAGCAGTATCTTGAGCATCTTTTGAAAACTTACTAGCGGGTTGTTCACCCTTTTGGATTGACCGAACTATTCCCATAAACTTTTGTTGCTTTTTGGAAACCGATGGCATTATTATCCCCTCATTATAGAGTTAATAATAGACTCAATTTTGTTTTCTGATTTTGGTTGTTCTACACCTTCGTTAACAGGTCTCATGAAAGCACCATGTGTAGATGGATTTGATACGAAATCAAATGCAATAAGTTCAAAGTCAGGTTGAACTTGAACGGTGTCTGCTTCTTGCATTGGTTCTACTGAACCTAATCCTCTTGAAGAGATACCAAGTTTAATACCTGATTTAAATAATTCTTTTAAGATGTTTCCAGCAGGTGTTGATAGAACTTCAACAGTTCCTAACAAGTCATCACCATCCCAATGCATCTCAATAATATTATGTGAAGCATTGTTTAGATTAACAACGGAAGAATCAGGATGGTCTAACTCACCTAATGCTCTTCTTTCTGTTACTTGTTCTGATAGATATTTAGATACTTCTTTTAAAAGAACTTCTCTTGGATATACCCTACCATTTTGATTTTTGGATTCTGCTCTTTGTAAAACACCCTTTACGATTAACCGACCATCATTTTCTTTTATAGATTCATCAATTTTATTTCTTGATATCTGAAATGGTCTTACATCTACTAATAATTTTTTATTCATTTTATATTCCTAGTTTCCTGTGTATACAAAGGTTACATCACCTACTGTTCCAGCAGCATCTGTTTGTCTCCAAGCAACTGGATTGATATCAAGACGGACAGGACCTCCAGCAGCATTATTTAAAACTGAACCTGTTGTATATGTATCAACACTACCCGATTGATAAGCAAAAGCATATGTTCCATTTACATTAATAATAACATGATTAGGTCTATCTACTATAGTTTCCTTATCTGGAGTTGTTGCCTTACCATGAGCACTTAAAGGTAATGCCTTTGGTTGTGATTTTAAGTTATTGTTAGGATCTGCTTCGTACCTTGACATTTATTTGCCTCCCCAAGAGCTTCGTTTTACCCAAATATCAAAAAGAATATCTGAGACTTCTTTTCTTATTTGTTTTTTAATTTTATCTAAATCTTGTTTTGATACATCTTCATCTATGAATTTGTATCCTGTTTGTTTTTCAATATTTTTCTTTCTTTTCTTTTTCATCTTACCAAAGGCTTTTGGTGTTTGGTATCCATCAACACTAGCAGTAGTAGTTATTTCTTTTAACTTTTTCTTAAATAACTTACTTGCTAGTTCTTTAACTAAAGAATTAAATTTTACTGAGTTCTTTGTCAAGTTCATAGTATCTCAAAAGTTGAACAACTGAATTATCATCAGTTTGTTTTGATTCATTTAAACAAAATTTATCAGCACAATTAATTGCTTCTTGTAACTTTATTTTTAAAACTTTATCCTTTACTTTCTTTACTTTGGAATTTAATTTAGTTTTAAGTTTTGGTATTTGAGTTTCTACGAACACAGAAAAGTTGTTTGTATTAGAAATATTACTAATGTATTCTTTAAGAACTTTCTTTTGATGATCTGAAAGATTAGTATATTTGTTATTGAACTTTTCTAAAAGTGTTTTGTAAGAAAGAATTCTTAAATCTTTATCTTTAAACTCAGCTGGCACATAAGACTTCTCTTTCTTATGTCCTATTGCAGTTACGTTCTCTACGATAATAAAGTAACTTTCAGTTTTTTCGTCAGCACTCATCTCGTTGATACCTTCAAACAACTTGTATGTAGAAGCAAATACTTTATAATCTGGAAGTTTTGAACTGAAAAGTTGATTTACATCATAAGATTCTTTTATAGCAGCAATCGTGTTATACTTTTCTCTTCGTAAAGCAGCGTTATTTAAAAGACCTCTTTGTTTAATCACTTCTGATAAGAAAAAATCAGCCTTCTTGTCTGATTTAAATTTCTTAGTCATAATTAAACTATATAAAGCCAACTCTTTACCTAACTCTGTATGTTCATTAAATTGTTTTTTAATGATTTTAAGAGCTGGTGACTCTTTCTTTTTGTTTAACACATCTACTGTTACTTGTCTTAATAAGAACTCAAATAGTAGTCCTGTGTTTCTTAATTTACTATGTTTAAATTTGCTCATATAATATTTTCCAAAGTATTTTGATACAATTATTCATATATAAATATAACATAAATTAGATAAAGTAGGTAATTACTCTTTTATTATGTTATCTTCACTCAACATTGATGATTTCTTTTTAGGAAACTTTTCTTTGAGTTGGTCTAACACACCTTCTCTAGCCATCATAGTACTAGCTTTTGATGTAGCTAATGGAGATTTACCTTTAAACTCTCTTTTTCCATAAGACCTGTCCGTATCTTTTAAACTTTTATGTCCATAGTTATCTTTCATTGTATCTCTATCTTTAAAAGAATCTTTTTTACTTCCACCCCAATCACCTTTTCTACTTACAGAAAAGTCGTCATCTTCATCTTCGTTTTCTTTTGGTGCTGGTTCTTTAGCAGGATCACTTCCTTCTGATTCTATTTGTTCTAATCTAAACTTTTGTTTTGTATCATCTACAATACCCTCGTAAATATCAATCTGTTTCTTTTCAGAAAAATCAAATATGTTATCGTAAATCCACTCTCGTGAAAATAGTTTAGTATCCATAGCTTTTTCAGCTGCTTCTATTTGTTGATTTAACAATTCAAGTTTTTCTTGTTCATGAATCATAGATGGATTTTGTAGTTCTAAACTAAAGTCAATTAAGTCTGAATCGGTAAATCCTTGTGAATAAAGATGGACGATACCAATCTTTGTTAATTCACTAACAACAATCTTCTGTAATCTTTCTATTGTTCTAGCAAACCTTACATCCTCAGCAGCCAATGTAGCTTTACCACCACTTAAACCTTCTTCATATCCTAAGAAAGCCTTTGGTATTCTTAAACTAGCCATTAACTTGTTTCTTAGATACTCAACATCTTCTATAGCATCATTATTAGAAAGACCTTGTAGTGTATCTATCTGTGTTCCACTATCTCCACCACGAACTGGTAGAAAAAAGTCTTCGGTAACAGACTCTACATTATATTTTAAGTTATATTCACCTGTATTTTGGTCAATAACAGGAGTTTTCTTCATCTTGTTGATGATTTTTTGCATAAACTGTTCAACTTCTCTTGGTGGTATGTTTCCAACATCAATCTTAAACACCCTTTTTTCAGGTGCTCTCATGATACGATGAATTAACATAGCATCTTCCATCAAAGTTAATTGTTTATAAATCTTTCTTCCGTTTTCCAATAAAGAACGACCATATGGTAAAAAGTTTGTATCAGATAATACACGGAAGTGAGCTATCTCATAATTTTCTTTTATTTCTTTTTTATCTTCGTTTATCTCAAACTGAATAAGTTGTGGGTTAGCAGGATCGTGGTCTTCTAACCTTGTAATCTCATAAGCAGAAATAGGTTTTACATTTAC